GCAATCAGAGTGTTTGAATTTGGTCTCCAATACAATACTGTGCCAAGAACATCTCTTCTGTTTTCAACATTGATAGTCTCACCTTCAAGATATGTTCCGTTACCTGTGTTTGCAGTATTCTGCATAACCACAGTTTGAATTGCTTTGTTATTGGTATCGTAGAACAAGTTTGTTGTAGCACCACCAGTGATAATGTTTGCACCGTTTGCAACAATACCACTATCGATACCAATAATGATAGCACTGTTAGCAACAGGACCAAACAGATATCCTTTGACAGTGAATGTCAAATCCCATGTAATGATTCTTTGTGAATCTAAACTACCTTCATATTCTATATTCTGCGAAATACTATTGAGAACAATAGGAATGTCTTTGATGATATTCAGTGATGGAACTAGATTAGCAGTGACTGTATAGTCTGGAACAAAATATGGTAGAATTTGCTCAACAAGTTGAGTACCATCTTCAATGTTGCGAACAAAAATGCTTAGAGTGAAATCAAAGTTATATGGTGCACCAACATACTGAGACTTGACTGTTCTTTTGACTGTTGTGTCAGCGGCCGCAATCTTAATAGCCGATTGTTGCTTACGGCTAGAATCATATGAAATGTTTGTCATTTCAAAATTAAGTCTAGGCAAACTAATAGCAATAGACTTTGTTAGAGTAGGGTCTTGCTGTAATCTTGTAATGAATTTTTCTTTGGCACCATATGCAAGAGGCACTTTAATAACTTCTCTTGTAGTGCCATCATTAGCATATCTTTTGATAGACAAATTATTAAACATCGTACCAAAAATTACGACATATTTTCGAAAGCTACGATTGTAAAAATGAGTACCAAACATTACGGTTCACCAAATGGATTGTTTTCAGAGAAGTCGATGATATTATCACCCTCTGTTTGAACAATTTTATTATCTGCAATATCTTCAAATGAGAAGTCAAGGTCTTGTGCTTTCGATTCACCACTTGTTGAAAGTATCCAAGATGCATTACTTGTGGCACCTTTAATGGCTTGTAGATTTACAAATGTTCCATTAATCTTAATGACTTCAAGTTTTCTTGTTGTCGAATTAAACGAAGTGCATTCAGCAAAAGCGGTTGCTGTAGCAACATTGCTACCTTGATATACTGTCTCATTATTTGCCGCATCGAAGTTTCCGCTACCTCCAGCATTCACAGACAATGTTGTTACTGTATAATTGTGTCTAATTTGTTCATCAACTTCTTCAACACCAGTTTCAATAATTTCACTAGAGAATACGAACTGTCGAAGTTTCAATGAATACAAATATACATTGTTGTCACGCCCACGACCCAATGGATAGAACATTGCAGGAGTGTTCTCATGCTCAACATGGGCAATTTCAAAGAAGTTTTGTACAAGAGGAATGTAAACTAAGTCACCTTCTTGCGCTCTAAACAATCCAGGAACACTTGCTTTAAATCTACGGCGTGAAACAAGCATTGTCATCTCATCACGAATGTCAAGACCAAACTTAGAAATGAAATCACCTTCACCTTCCATACCAGATACATTGTTGATGTACATCTCAATTGGGTATGCTGTGACATATTTCTTCAGTTGGTCTTCACCATACAACTTATCAATACTTGAATTGTCTGTAGTTCTTGGCAAATAGTAAACATCTATACCATAAATTTTCATAGCCTCAATCATCAAATCCTCAACGAGCAACTGCTCATTGGTTACTTGATTAACCGGAAAATTATTGAAATATAGATTCGTTGCCATTATTAACCAACTAAAATATCTGGCGGCAATACATTTAGACTTTGAATATCTTCTTCAATCTTTTGAATTTCAACAACAGCCTCATCGTAAATTGCTTGTCCATTCAACATCACACCACCTGGCATTTGAATACCTGCAAACTTTTTAAGGTTGTTGCCCCATTGTTTTTTAATCAATGCAATAGTGTATCTCTTTAAGAATCTATCATTCCAAACATCTGAGATACCTGATTTTGAAATTGTTTGACCAGTTGCTGTACTAGTGAAAGCACTATAAACATTCAATGAAGTTGATGAATTAATTTCAATGATTGTTTGAGTTTGACTGCCAACTGTGATATCATCACCAATAAAAAAATCATTGTAGAAGTTTGTTCCAGTGCCAGTGACAACAACCGAAGCATTCGCAACATTGGCTGTTCCAGATGCGGTAAATGTATCAGGGTCTAATTTACGATAACATTCAACAACTACCCAATCAGTTTCTTTTATGCTATTATTCCAATCAATATCAAGAAACAATTTGTTAAGATGGCGATTGAAACGATATTGTGGTTTACCAGAGAACAGCAAATTCAATGTTGCGATATGTTGCATTGTGATTGTATATGGAACATACGACACTGAAGTGAAGTCGTACAGGTCATGCAATCTCAATTGATAGCGCAAATCGAACATGTTGATTGATGAGTTTGAATCATCAAATGGAAACACATTCACAACACCAATCACTGCATCAGGAACATAAATCCATTTTCTTGCAATATCGTCTGTTGTAATTCTGTGTTTCATGTAAATTTTCTCAACACCATCGAAGTGATAGTCTTGAAAGAATTGTAATGCTTCATCTATTCTATCTTCTAATTGGTCATCATCGACATTGATATCGATGACAGGAAAACCCAACTCACGAAGACAGTAGGTTTTAAAAGTGGATCTTGTTGTAGGTTTAGCCATAGTAGTATATTTATCCTAGTGCAATTGCAAGTGCCAATATATCACCAACTGTTGCGCCACTACTAGAAATTGCGGTATTTGTAATTGAAGATATACGGCCGTTTGCAGCCAAAGTAATTACAGGCACAAAAGTTGCATTACCATAAACACCAGCAATAGTGGAGATTGTTGTGAAATCTGTATTTGCTTGATTGAAAGCGGCTTGAGATAAAGTGGTTGCAGAATTGGCTGTGGCTCTAGCCACATTATCAATCGCAGCACCACCTGATATGGTGTTTGCAAAATTATAAGAGGCTTGTGCAAAATCATAAGCATTTTTAACTGAATTCGCAGTTGCGGCATTACTTGTTGAAGTGGATGTAAATGAATCTTGTAATAAAATAATACCAGTTTGTGATGTTGAGCCTGAACGAATGGTTGTATTTGATACTGATGTTAATCTACCTTTACTATCAACAACGAAAGTTGGAATAGAAACACTATCTCCATAACCAGTTGCAGTAACGCCAGAATTTATTAAACCTATGTCTATTGTATCGGTGCCAGAAGTGCCAGTTACAAATATGCCGTTAGCTACAGCTGATGTAATTGTAAGAGTATCACTACTTGTATCAGCAACTAAACTTGTTCCATTGGCAGAAACGGTAGTAAAAGATAATTGTCCAGATGCATTAGCAGCCGCAAAAGCACCATTGGCATGATTATAAGATAATTGTGCTAATATATTTGCAGAGTTAGCCTTATCAAAAGAACCATTGGCGTGACCAAAAGAACCATTAGCATGACCAAAAGAACCGTTAGCATGATTAAAAGATGCTGCAAGAGTTAATGCAACATTTATGCTACCAATAATAATACCATTACGAGTAGTAATTTGATATGGAGTATCAACGACATTAGAATTAAACTGTGTCGCATTACCCATATATCCATGAGCAGAACACTGGTAGTGAAGAACTACTGGCGTTGTATCAGTAACTACAATTTCAGTATATGCTCCAACACTTCCTGGAGTTCCACTTGTTGTTACGTTTGTTGTATATTGAGTTGTTCGGTCTGCTTCATAATAAAATCTAATTGGATGACTACTGTTAGAACCATCCTCTTGGTTAAAACGATAAGTTTTTCCTGGTAATAATGTTATAAATGGTGACTCAATACCATCAATAAAATATGCACTTGCAGAACCAGTTCCATAATAGCGGTGATTGGTTGTCTTTGATGCAACAGTAGCAGTAAAAGTTATTGTTGTAGAACTTGCTATTCCAACTAAAGCATTGTAACCTCTTAAACTTGGCGCAATAACTTTACCCGCAACAGTTAATGAGTCAGTAGTTTTATCGTAAGTAAAACCAGAATCACCACCAAAAGACCCTGCGTCATTGAACTGAACTTCTGTTGTAAGTCCGGCAGGCTGAGTTGTCCTAATCGAACCAAGAGTGTTCGATGAAGTCTTATAGTAAATTATACCATCGGCAAAATTGAGAGCAATCTCACCGTTAGCAATAACACCTAAAGAAGGAGTAGCAGCCGCTGTACCAGAAGAACGGATTGCAATGACAGTATTTGCCATTGTTAGAAAGTTCCGCCGCTCGATTCAACTTTCAAAATAACATCATCTTCTTTTACAGAAACTTTTTCAGTAGATTTTACTTCTTCAACTTCTTCTTTAATGGATTCAATTTCTAAACCTAGTTTTTTTCTTTTTGAATTTGGTAACATGTCTTCTAACTGTTTGATGTAATATTTTTTATCAGCAATATCATTTTCAACATCACTAACTTTATTGCTCAGTTTTTCAAGTTCTTTTGCTTGTTCATTCAATGCCTTTTGTAGACGATGTTTATCAACATCACTATTGGTAGTATTTTTAATGAGGGCATCTTTATTTTCAATTTCTGAAGTTAAAGATGAAATCTTGTTTTGTAATTCTACTTTTTCTATAACAACAGAATCATATGAATTACCTTTTTCCTCAAGAGCAGGAATTGTGCTTACCCGTTCTTCAAGGAACTTAATTTGAGTTTGAAACATAAAATTCTGTTTCAAGACTGCGATAAAATTTTCTAAGACTACTTCATTGTAGACATTAATAAAATTTGCATCCGACATAATAAAACCCTTTCATAGTATTAATTATATATTAGAAACTTCCACCATTCAAATGTGCAAAGGCTGGTATACCAGATGAATTAATTTGTAACACATGACCTTCAGTAGAAGATGCAACAGATGTTAGTGCTGATGTTGATGTTAGACCACCAACGATAACACCGTTTGCAGTATAGGATCCAAATCCTGTGCCGCCTCTTGTAACACCTAATGTGCCCGAAGTAATCTGTGAAGTATCAATTGCAATGGCTGCACCAGTTGCCGCAGTTACTCTGCCATATGCATCAACAGTAAGTGACGAAATGGTGTTTGCAGCAGCAAGACCACCAGTTAAAGTAAAACTTGAATTAGCTAGTGAAGTCAGCCCAGTAGCACCAGCAACAAGTAATGCACCTGTTGTATATGATGTTGAACCAGTACCGCCTCTTGCGTAAGCTAATGTACCTGAAGT